ATGAATATAAAATCAATTAAAAACATGGCAAATAAATTAAGGCAAGGATTCAGATTTTCTCATTTATTTTGCCTTAGTATTGGAGCACTCATTCCAATTTATGCTGATGTGCTTTTTTTACATGGATTTGATAGCTCAACAGTATCCGCTATAATGGATACTGTTATGGCAACTGCTGCTATATCAGCAGCCATGAGTGTAAGAGGTTGGCTTAAAGATAAATTGAAAAATAAAGGATTTGAACAAACCCATCAAATCATATCAGACGTTTATATAATGTTAGGTGCAATGCATAATTTAGAGTCTCAATGCCTTGAGTTTACTGAAAAGCATTTTTGCGGTATAGACACAGGAACATCTGACGAAACGATAAAGCGGGATGCGATTATATTAAAGGAGATAAACAAACAAACAAGAGATAAATCAATCCAGCTAATCATTGCACTTAAAAGCTTGCCGGTGTGGGGGATGATATGCAAAAAAGAAGACGAAATAATTAAGTATTTGGAATCAATTAACGATCTATGCGATATCATTGATTCAATTTTAGAGTTGGAAGAAGGACAAATATTTTTTGATAGGCTTAATCTATGGGAAAATAAGAAACCGCAATTTGAAAAAGTAGTTTCGGAAGTTGTGTTAAACTTCCATGAAATAAGCAAAAATTATGATGAGCTGTTTTCATATGAACCTCGAACAATCAACGCAAGATAATTAAAAAGCAAAAAGCCCTAAGCAGGGCTTTAACTACCAGACAGAAGAAGTACAATGATTCTGATAATGTCCCCTAAAGGAAGTTGAAATACAACGATACCAAAATAATCGAGTAAAGGTACAATCACGTAGCTATATGCTAAAATCGCAACACATACATAGCCTAATGCATTACGCCAGCTATAACCCTGTTTGATCTCTTCCCTATTTGTTTCATTAACATCATTTGCAATCTGTTTAGTACTTTCACTTTTCTTCTGAAAGAATCCTACCCCGGCCTTGATAACTTCTAAAATTAAATTAATCATTATTTTGCATCCTGCATAATCTGGCATACACATGAATAAACGCGATGCCCCTTGAAAACGTGGTTAAAGAGATAAAGTACCTTCACATTAACCATACTCTTGAGTAGTTCAACTGATAGTGCATCATCCTCGTTAACACGCGGCGTATTATCATGACTGAACGTATAAACTACTAAATCACCCTGCCCCTTATCTACTTTCTTTTTAATGTACTTACTACCTGATAATGCATTGTCATATGGAATGGTCACACTAACTGGTGTGATTGTCTGAAATGAAAAATCTTTCAGTACTGTATAGTCATAGCAGGGGAATTGTTCTAAATCTGTCATTTTAATTTCTCCAACGGTAATCAAATGTACCGCGTAATGTTCTTAGTTGTTGTATTACCTTCTTCTCTGTTTCATCATAGAAATCAAATAATGGTTTTCTACCTACTGAGCCGTAGTACCCAATTACCCGCTTATCTCGTGCAATTTTTGGGTTACGCTTGGATGATTTCTTTGTTGTGTCGATGAGGTATGTATTACCGTTCCTGCTCTTAATCTTCTTATACTTATTACTCTGAGACCTGGCACGTAGCTGTGTAATGTTACCCTGCTTCGTCAGCTTGGCGTTCTGGTACGGTATCATCTTCGACTCTGGACGATGTGAGTACTGAGGATCTAAGATGTACTTTAGATAAGAAGATTGATTTGGTAGTACTATAATCTGGTTAACAGTTTCGTTCTGATTAACCTTCTGAAATTTAAACTTCAAACTGCGAGTAGTAAATGGTACTGCACCACCCTTAACTTCCTGGTTGAGCTTCACTTGCATCTGCTGAGTTACGGTACGCATTCTGGTACTTAGTTCTTTTTTAAACTGATCACCAATCTTTGGGCTATTGATATTGATAAACCGCCTCATATCATTTGGGCTGTTGCCCCTACGCCATGTCATTATTTTAATTCCTCTATTAGCGTTTGCAGTACCCGAAACAGTTCATTGCCGTCTTTTGGCAAACGAGCCTTGCACATTATCGCCCTGTTAAGATTATTGGTCTGGAGACCATAGAAACTTATCAGTGCAGTCTCAACCAAGGCCGCTTCATTACTGGTCTTGAAACACCACAGAATGTATTTCTCATAATCACATCCAGATTCAATCATTGAATTTACAGTTTTACTGCTGCCTGTGTATGTCTCCCAGTCACTCGCTTTGGTAGTGTCTTTCAGATCGGCAATATCTTTCAGTTTTCTGTAGACATTCTTCATACCGATATAAAACCGGCCATCTTCAAAACGAATAATATAAACAAAAGAGGCGTAATTCCCGCTATCTACTTCTGCTAACTCCCATTGTTCTGGATTATGCATTTTCCAGTCTTTCGTAATTCTCATAATAAATACTCCTATATATGGAATATTTATTAGGAATTACATAAATGGAATTAAAAGAACGATTAAAAATCTATGAGGGTACAAAAGAGTATCAGGCAAAGTTCAAGTACTTTAGAGATGGTAAGTTTTACCCTTATGCGGATTCGCTGGGTAAAATGACTGTAGGTTATGGTCATCTTATTAAACAAGGGGAAGATTTTAGTACTGGCCTCACGGAAGAAGAAGCCGACAAACTACTATCAAAAGATTTAGCAAATGCGGTACTTCAAGTACAATCATTGGGTTTGGCTGTACCATCCGACTGGAATGATTTTCTAATTCTCATGACCTTCCAGTTAGGGATCAATGGAGTAAAGAATTTTAAAAAAATGATTGCCGCATTGAATGAGAAAAATTATCGTGAAGCAGTACTTCAAGCTCAAGATTCAAAGTGGAATGCACAAACACCATTCCGTGTACGTGATATGGTTTCTCATCTAATTAACAAATAAAAAAGGGGCTTAAGCCCCTTTTGTGTTTTCTAAAATTGTTAGAATCTTTTCAACTTTCAAATTCATCTGGTTAATTTGATTCTCCAGACTTTTTAGCATTTTCTTCATTTCGTCTTGTTCTGTTTCAAGGCGTTCAATAGTACTTTCTGCAAGTACTATCTTAGTTTCTATAGTACTTACTCTTTTCTGTAAATCTTCTGTATCCGAACTCTTATCACGGTAGATTGACCAAAGCAGTGCAACCCCCGCAATAACCAGTGATACGATAGTTCCTAAATCCATTATGTACCTCATTGTTTTTATTATTATCGGCATGGGTTTTTCACCCCATATTATTTATCCATTACTCACTGGATTCTCACCCGCACGGTACAACATAATGTCTAATCTATCATCCACTACCTTACCGATGCCTATACCACAACTACCAGTACGATCATCAGATGCCATTACGTAAATGTAATTCATCCTTCCACGACCTACAGCGGGAATAATGAGATTATCAACATCAAATGTTTTCGGTGCATATTTTCCGCCAGTACCTGCATCAAATGACCAGATTAACTGATTAGCAAGACCATCACCGCCCATGAAAACTTGAAACATGTTCCATTTCCATGCACCAAAAATCAGATGAATATTACTATTCAAAACTCGGTCAAAATCTTCACCATTGATACGTAGTGCTGTGTATAGCTTCCCAGCTACTGGTGTAGTACCCCAGATGTTTGGGCTACGATCTACCCCACTTGTTTGTGGCCTGCACTGATCACCAAGTATTCTTGCAGCAGATAGAGTACCTCTAATGGTACAGCTATCATTGATAATGACGTTATCTAAAGTACCAGTAGTGGCCTGAACATTACCTCTGACAGTGACATTTCCAAAATATGCAGACCCATCTTTATTCATCATCCAGCCAGCATAACCATTCCAGTTAGCACTTTGTAGTTGCTGGGAAATTTTTGCAGAATCAATAATACCATCCTGAAGGTGAAAATTAAGTACGCTTAATCGGGCTATTTTACTTGAATCCACGGCTTCAGATTGAATTTTGGCCCGCGAGACACTTAAATCATTTATCATTGCTTCATTAATTGAGGCCGAAGCTATGACTGCCGAATTTATAAATGTTTTGCCATTCTGTACTACAAATGGGTAAACCTTATCACTCTGCTTTGCACTATCGGTACTGATGATACTAAAGCGATCTGCCATAACCGTAAACACAGAATCCTTTTCATCTGCTGCTAATGCGATACCTGTTACGTTACCATTATTGGATACTTGTACCTGCCAGCGTGAACCAAGCTCATCTACGATCTGTTTCTCAACAATACCAGTAGCAACATCACTTTTTAGAAGATTATCAATAACATCGTCATTGAGCTTACTATACGGTACTGTCGTATTCTGGTTAAAACCAATAGTTGGCGACCATATCAATTCATCCTGACCGAACACGTCATAGGCAGCTACCCGTGCATACCAAGATCCGTCCTCAATTCCAAATGAAGTACTATAGCGGTTAGTAGAGCTGAAGTACTTAGAGCCTGAACTAAACCCCTCATCCTTGGCGATCTGCATTACAATACCTGAATAATCCGGTACGTTCGATTCCGTCCAATCAATGAATACTGAATCAAAACCGCTCTTAAGGTTGATACCCAATAATTGTGGATGTTGTGGGTTACTTACTTCAATCTGCACTTCTTCTGAGTAGATACCAGTACCCCAGCCGTGTGCAATAATACCGAACACTCTGTAACGGTTTAGACCATCACTCGTATTCATTGCAAAGGTATATGTCCAGGTATTGGTAGTTGTGTAGTACGATTTAATATATTTGCGGTAACGGTCATATACGCGGATCTCATAGTACTTAAAGAAGTCTGCAAAAGTTTTACCGTTTACTACAGTAGAACTTTGATCATCCCACTGAAATATGAAATCTTGTGCATATGTTTGGTTTAAACTTAAATCATCATTCACCATATCCAGATTAGTAATCTTTGGTAGTGCAAAGATGACTTGTGGCATCTGGTTATATATTGCAAGTAATTCTGATGAATAACCAAGGGTATTGTACGCTTCGATACCAAAATCATATTGAACACCATATACAAGATTCAAAATCTCGAAACTTGTTGAGTACTGACCTACGTTGCCAATGTTGATCCAGGTTGTTGAGTCACTACGCTTGTACCGGATCTTGTAACCACGTACTGAGGTATCTTGACTTAAATTCCATGAGAGTATTACTGTATTACCAGAAGCTGTAGCACCTAAACGCTGTACTCTTAGATTACTGGGCGGTGCAACATATGTTGGATTAGGTAGATTGGTTAAACCTTCCTGTGGGAATCGTCCCGGATCTTTACCCTGATAGATGCCATCATCATACGAGATTGCAGTAATCTGAATGATGCCCGTCTTATCTACTGTCATTGGTACAGTACGAGATACTACCCGGTACTTGTTGTTTTCAAAGCCCGCTTCTTTAAAACTGATGGTGAAAACATCAAATACTTTCATGTCAGTAATGTAAGTGTTAAAAGTGATTGTATTGTGAATGTACTTTGATTTTAATAGCTCAATATTACTTAGTGTTGCTAACTGAGTTTTGTCCTGAATCCATTTATAGTTAAGGTCTTTCTTAATGATGTACCCATCTTTTACTACTGTATCGTTATTGATTGCATCACTTGGAAAACGAATAATATCTTCTGAATAATCATTCTCTGGATTAGTGTAAGTACTATCCATCGTATTAACATATTCAGATTTAGTACCTGTAGTAATGTTGACACTACCAATGATATTACTTTCATCAAAATGATGTACTGGAAGATCTGGTGCATCTACGGTAAGATAAAGAACACCGTTTGATTCATACAGAACACCACCGAAAGTACTCAACATCGCTTCAATGTTTTCTTTGTAGGATTTATCGTACTGAATAGAACCATTTGAATAAAAGTGGTTTGCCTTACAGTAGTTTGCCATGTTGCGAAAACTTGTAATATCAATATCACTCGGGTTTAATCCAAATCCAAATTCTGTATTAGTAATGAAATCGTAAATCTGGCTTGGTGGGTTTGAACTTGGTTTTTTGATATTATCTGTTAGGTCATAAATTAATCGTCCTTTCATCTCTACTGAAAGTACGTAATTCATATTTGTCAAAATACCATCAATTAATGAATCGTTAGTTTTTTTAATTACAGTACAGATCTGTACTAAACCATCACCCCGCATATCATCAGTCCAGCGACTACCGCCATACTGACGTGCTAATGTCATTGAACCACCGTAAGAAGGCTTACCGAAACGTACTTCTATCTGAAGATAATTTCTAAATTTTGGTAATAACATTGACTGGGGTAGTTGTCCCTCGGCGGTAATGAATGCCCCATCAACAAGGATTGGTGCGTTATCAATATAGAGTTGTTTAATAACTCCACCGCCAGCAGTACCAGCACCTGGCTCTAAACCTATCTCACCGATACTGATTGCATGTACCGTACAGAGCTGGTTAGACGTTCCCTGGTGCACGTTCTGCCAGACCACGATCGATCCTACCTTGGTATAGGCTGGATCAAGGTTGTTCCGGTTAGTACCGCCATACACGATGGGAATGCCAGTACTGGGGCTTGATGATCGAGCGTTACTACTACCAGTACTGGGATAAGAAACGCCAGATTGTCCTATATTCATCATCTGTGAAGATGAAATGTAAGATAGTGCCGCTGTACCAATACCAATCGCGACTATCGCGATCAGCGACATAGAAGCCGCATACGCGGCTGCGGCTGCTGAAGCACCACTGAGGATGGCGACCGCTAATGCTGCTACTGCCATTTTTTACTCCCCGTAAATCTGTATATTTTTTGTTTTTGATCCGGGTTGTAATAAGAAACGATATACTTAGTTTTATCTTCTGAAAGTACTATAACCTTGCCCCGCCAGTACACAGTACTATGGCCTGATGCAATAATAATATCCCCATCTAATGGTTCATTAACTAATTCACCTTTCTCTTTACACAACCCAAGTAATGTAGGAAATGAGCAATGTTCTTTTGCATATTTTCTACCTGCTGTTGGTGTATTGTATTTCTGATAGATTTCATCACGGTAATCAGAACCTGTGATCATATCAATTACTGTGAGTACCATAACGTGGCAATCGTTCTCACCATAAACTAATGGCTTCCCTGCCAAAGTACTTAGGTACTCTGTTATAAATCCATTTTTCATAATTATTTCTTACTACTCTTCCAGTTCTGCTCACTCGCATTGAGAATATTAATTAGGTCAAAAAAGTGATCATTAGCATGAGTACTTTGATGAATGCTGGTACTTGATAGTAACCGTTGAGTTTGATCTAATTTTTTCCAGATACTATTCAGTGTAACTGTCGTTGTATTGGTAGTGTCTGTACCCTGCATATTAAAATCTGAGCTAAAATAATCGACATACCCACTAAAGACCCGGTAGGCGTAAAGAATTGAACCATCGGCAGGATTAACAATGCCCATCCAGATATTAACCTTTGCATCATTCCATAGGCCGCGTAACGCCATTGATAGATAGTCTTGATTAACATTACTAACCTTGAAAGAAGTACCATTATTGTTAATCTGGTTCTTCTCTACATAGTTTGCAAAGCTTGAATCAAGAAAGTCTGGTACAGATTGATAAACAATACCGTTATAGTTTTGGTCTGCAATAGAGTCTGTCAGATAGATATTACTGCCCTGAGCTGGTAACAGGTCTATCAACTTAACCATAATCCCGCACTGGTATAGTTCTTTCTCTGTAAGGGTACTTTTAATATCCCCTCTCATCATGTTCCAGTAGTTCACCAGTACTGGATTGTTCAGTACATTATTTGGAATTGACATATTACCCCCTGATGTTTTCGGTGGCTTGAATTGTCACTTCAATAACGTTAGTACTTGGAAGCTGATAGGTAGCGTTCTGAGGCGTTAGGATAAAAGAACCTTGCAAGTTATCGTACTTGAGTACTTCACTTGTCTGGATGGCTCTCGTTAAGCCTGGGAATATAGTAATGGTGTCCCCATTGTTACCGACAACTCTATATAGTTTTTTGTGTCCATTGAATTGTACTAAACTACCAAACTCTAAAGTATTTTGTGTAACGGCAATAGAAGTAGCTCCGGCAGCTCTTGCCCCGGTAACCTGGATACCGGATGTTTGAGTACCCGTATATGAACCCCACCACCCCAACGACATATCGAACGGCTTGCCATACGCATATGAAGCATAGAAGTTTGCTAACTCGTTACGGTACTTCTTGTTCAATGTAACTTTAAAACTGAGGGTATAGTACTGTACTCCAACCATACGGGTAATAGTTTCACCCGACCATGTTTGATTTTGATATTGTGGAATATTATCAGATAGTACATATTCGCTGATTAGTGCGTTATTAAACATTTAATAATCCTTTACTATTTAACTCACGTCCTGTGAGTTATGATTTAGTTATTTCTTTTTCCCTTGCGATTTACGAATAGAATTAACAATGTGTTCAGCATGTTTATCGCACATGCGTTGAAATGGATCTTCTGATTTCTTGTAACGAGATTGAACAACTTTACTCTGCGACTTAAGTACTAATTCTTTAATTGCTACCGCGTGTTTACCGCACATGCTTTGAAATTTATCCACTTGATTGTTCCTATAGGAATAAGCACACGTCCTGTGGGCTACATTGTATTTATACGTTTTTCTTCTGAGACTTACGAATTACCTGTACTAAAGTATCTGCGTGCCTATCACACATTTCCTGAAACTTACTATCTGAAAGTTCTCCAGCATTCTGGATAATTAACGGGGCATCAATTTTAATATCACCAGAGCTACTACTTCCCTGATTGCTTAGGTACTTAGTAAGATCCTGGTTCAGCGACTTCCCTACTACACGTTCACCTTTTTCCAGGTTGTACGTACCAGTCGCCGGGAGTGAATCCCAGCCATCATGAGCTTGACCCTGAATTTTTGTGGAGCGGATCGTCGATAATATGCGGGAACCCTCAGAAATGACCTTGAGTCCAGCCGGGATGCCCATAGGCCATCCCAGCTTCATTGCTTCACTGGCCCCCTGTTGTATGTTGATCATACTCTGGGCAATAGCGATGCCTTTGGATACAGCGAAAGCTGCAACGGCTGCGGCGTTCGACTCGCCAAAAGCTCCCGCCATCATAGTACCGAGATTTTCAGCACCAGTTGCGTACATACTGAGGGTCTTGTTAGCAGCATCAGTGTTTGCCTGAGCGATCTTATTACTGGTGGCATCATTGATAGCTGCCATACGATCTTGGTACTGCTGATACCCAAGAAGCTTGGCCTCGTATAGCTGTTGGTTTAGTGCAAGCTCTGCCTGACCGTCAGTACTGATCTTATCGAGGGTACTTTGACCTGCTGTCATCTGGAACGGATTAGTAGTATCAATACCAAGACGTTCATCCTGTGCGTTCTGTATGTCTGAGAGTTGAGTACCGTTAATGTTACCTCCACCGATAGCAGCAATGTTCTGTGCCAGCATCTTAGGATCGGACTCGTTTAACATTGATTCGGTCATCTCTTTGAACATACGTCTACGAGACTCGTACTGTCCCTTGAGCATTTCTGTTACTTCAGCCTCAGATGTACCTAACGTTTTGGCACTATCCCGGATACGAGTTTCGATAGCGTTCTGTTGTTCATTGAACTGCTGTACCTGTACCTGAGCACCACTACCGGCGATAGCTGTTAAGGTTTGCTGGAGTACCTTCTGTGCCTGGATGCGTTTTGCGTCGGCCTGTTTCTGTAACCCCTCGGCCTTCTTGGCTTCGGCCTCGGCTTTACGTTTTGCCTGTTCTGCTGCTTTATCATCTTCAGCAGTTAAACTTTTTACGAGATCTGCACGTTTCTTTTTATATCCCTCGGATAAGGTATCAATATCCGCCTGCATGGCTTTAGTATTGCCGCCGTATGCCTTGAGTACACTCTTCTCAATCGCTTCCTTGGTCTGCTTGTACTGTACATCCAGTGCATCGATTGAAGCCTGGGTAGCCTGTTTCGCTGTCTGGAAAGTTTTCATTGAAGCAGTAATTGTACTTTTCTCTACGCCCTTACTGTAATCAGCAATGGTACTCTTCAGATTATCTAAATTGGCCTGTGCAAGTCCTACTGCAAAAGTTAAATTATTATTAAGCTGTTTTGAATCTTTCTCACTTTGTTCTGCTAACTGCTGTCCAAAAATGGAACTATTTTTGAGTAAGTTTTGTTGAAAACCTTGCTGATAGTTTTTAACGCGATCTAACCCTTCCTGGCCAGTCGCAGCGGCTGCGGCGGCAACAGGTTTACTGTTAAGGATACGAGTCATTAAATTTAAAATATCTGCAAGGTTACTTGCAATCGGTGCGATAGCAGAGTTATTCCATTTTTCCCAAGCGATAGATAATGTTGCAGTACTTGCACGATATTTTTCAAATGCTGCACTTTGTTCTTCTGTTAGCTGAACTTGTTGAGTACTTAAATTATTATTGTACTCTTGCTCGCTATTGTATTGCTTGAGTACTGTTAACCTTTTAGCAGCGTCACTACCCATAGTCTCAAACATATTGACCATCTGAGAAGCACTTAAACCCTGAGCTTTAGCAGCGAAATAGATATGTGCATAAACATCTTCGCCAGCATCTGCCATCTTTTGTAATTCAAGTACATTAAGTTTCAGTGGTTGAATTACGTCTGTAAGCATTGAGCCAGCACCATTTGTTAATGCATCTCCGATACGATCCTTCAAGTCCTTCTGCTGATCGGCTACGGACTCAATAGTTAAGCCAACTGCGGCATACATATTAGCCATTTGTTGTAACTGAGTAATGCCCATTTGGGACAATGATCCGGCTTGAAAAATTTCAAAAGCCTTTTCTGACTGCTCTGATACTTTTGCCATAGTTGCAGCAATTGCTAAACCAGCTACACCAACTGCCCCAGCTAAGCTACCTACAGCTATTTGTGTTTGTGATAAACCAGCAGTAATACCAGAGAATGAACCCCCTGCCCTGTTACTAAAATCACCGATACTATTTGCGGCATTTTTTAATGATCTTTGCAAACCAGATTCATCACCTCTGATTTCAAATATCATTGCCTGTGTATTATTTTGTGCCATTCGGTTTTACTCCCATCCATGTGAGCATGTTATTTTTATTATTTGTTGCCTGGATTTTATTTTGTTCAGCGATCCGTTTTTCTCTTTCTTCTTGCAGTTCTGCCAAAGTTTTATTAGCTACCAAATCCAAAGAATCCAGTTCATGAATATTGAACTTAGGTAGGTCTTCTTTTTTGATATGTCCACTACTCAACCATATAGCCTGAAGTAGTTCTGTATGGCGTATCTGTTGAACCTGTGCAGAATCTGGGTTTACTATTTCGTTGTAAATTGTCAGATAATAGAATAGCAAAATGGGCATGTTGCAGAGTTCATCCACAGCACACCCATGTTTGTTAAGCAGAGATAATCCTGTTTTCAAGAACGGATCGCTTCTTATTTTTTTTCAACAGTTTCTTCTTTGAATGCTTCGCTAAAGATGCGATTAATTTCACTGTTAAGTTTTAGCTGTACCATCAGATCAACTTTTGTTTCAACTGTTTCAGCCGAATCAAAAATCTGATTACCATTTTCATCAACTACACAATAGAAGATTGCTTTATAGGGATCAGCACATTCAGCGTTATGTTTAATTGTTGGAAGTTTGATATATACAGTAACTTCATCAGAGATTTTTAATGGGTTAAGTTTAACGCCAATTGCTTTCATTAAATTATCAAAATCCATTTATTATTCTCCTGTAACTTCACCTTGAGCTACTGGGCCACCAATAACTGAAACTGTAAAATCACGAGTTGTGATTGTGTCGAAACCGCTGTTAGGTGTAGAAGAACCTACGTAACCATTTACTACAGAGTAATAAGCTGCTCCATTTGGATCTGCCATGTTTTCAAAGTACGTAACCTTGACTTGAATTAATTTTCCTGAAACTTGAGCTGCCTGGAGTTTTTCTTGACCAACTGCACCTGGACGCCATACAACTGAAAGAGTTAGATCAGGTACGCTACGAGAACCGGGAACTTTTTGAACGTATTGCTCACCGAAAACTTGAACTGTTACCATGTTGGTTTCAATACCTGCCGCAGCAGGAAACGCACTTACATGCTCTAAGGTTGTGAAAGATGTAGCGAGACCGCCATCTACTGGAGCATCTGCAATTTCTACCTTAACGTTATTACCAACGAAATTTTTACTAAAAGCCATAATTTATTCCTTTAAATTTAGGGTGAAATTCCTTTTCACCCCTTCTTCTTATTTATATATAAAGGTTGTAGTACTTCATATAAAGCCCTAAACCTCTGAGTAGTTCCCCTGTATAGAATCCAAAGTACATACTATTATTTTGTTCTGTTGTCTCATTACCGCTTCTGATAGCTGGACTCCAGCAACCATTCATTACATGATTTGGTGTAATTACATCGTAGTTATTTTGAATCTCTGTAAACAACAAATCTAATAGTTCATGATCTGGATAACCAGCAATTGCCATCATTGCAGTACCTGCTAACCACAACCCGGACATATGACCTGTAAAACCATCGTAAAGTACTTCGCCATTCTCTTTAAATCTGGTAGGAGCACATCCATTGTTATTTTTCATAAACCATTTCAGATAGTTCATCCAGTTCAAGCAGTACGTAATGATGTTCTGAGGTATCGCGTAATCGCCACGTTGATAAAGTTCATGTACTACATCACAACCTGCAAAATACGCCCTGGGTAAGTACCCGCTCCACGCTTCGTCGTACCAATGTGTCATGAGAAACGTATCTGGTTCCTCACCGTCTGGTAAGTACGCAAGTGCATCTTGTCTGTTCCATACAAAAGCCTGAGCACACGGGCCGGGTAAAGTTGGTTTGAACTTATTAGTAAACCAGTTTTGTGCATCACAGAGGAATTTAATACTGTTATTTAGTCTCACTTCATCAATTGGAGTGCCTTTAAAACACCATATAGCGGGCAGTTGATACCCCGGATATGGTAATCCCCTCCAGCCAGAATAAAGCTGTGCATATGGATCTGTAATATTACTGAATGGTATTAGACCTGGTGTATATGCGAGACTATCAAGCATGTATTGTTTGATTGTACAATCACCCAAGCGGGCAGTATAACCATTACCTGTACTATCATTGAAAGTTAAACTTAGTAGTACCGAATAATCACCCGTACCGCCATCATCATATAGTTCTGGTAATTCATTAATACAATACCAGTCAATACGGCCTGATACGCCATCTACCGGATCATCATCAAGTAGTAACGTAAAATCTTCTCTACCTGTTAATGTTGGTGAAGCCGGAATTGGGTCGGGTTGAATCTCTGCCCCATCTTCTGGATCTGTAACTAATGGATGATCCGGTTGATAACTATTAAGCTTAAAATCTGTAATTGAAAATACTTTCGTTACCCATTCACCATTTGTTGCTGGTAACATAGCCCACCAACGCCAGTTGTTATCATCACTAATACGAAAATTAAAATCATCGTTATAGCTTCGATATGTGAAAGTACCAATATCCTGTTTCTCATTATCAAAAATCCAGAAACCAACAACCATACCGCCGTCACTGTCCATAGTACTTGTAACAACATTATCGTAGTACTTGCCTGCAATACCTGACTGGTACTCAAACTTGGTAACAGTGTTAGAACCATAATCACTAATCATACGTAGATCGGCTGTAAGGTACTGCCCGCCGTCTGGTTTACTGATCCGTGTAAAATGGTTCATTGGTACATTCATCGCCGTAATACTGCCATCTGTAGTAGTGATTGGTAGACCGCAACGGTACTTAATAGCACCCTCTTCTGTTTTCGTTTTATTAACCGTTAGTGATACTGCGAGACTCAAAGCACTACCCGCTGTATCTACACCGCCATATTCAACATAGAAATTACTTGAGTTATTGAACTTAAACCATATTGATTGCTGTTCTAACGTAGTTTGAGCTGTTGCACTTTGATTGATGACAATGAACCCTTGCTCATCTCGTGAGTATGTAGCTACCTGATTCGCGGGATAGAAATAATCGTATGAAATACCATCAGAAAAAGGGGTGCTCGCCGCAGTAGATTTGCGGAAAAACTGATCGTACTTATCAATGTCTGAGTACCCAATACAGGTAATCAATGAGTTTTGCCAGGCTAACCAGTACTTACGCTCGCCTGTGATATCCCAGAGTAATTTACTGGCCTGGCAGAACCACAATTCAGCGTCACTGGCATTATCAGCGAAATCAAGCGAACCATAGTTATCTATGGGTACGTGTACAGGGCGATTGTGCCAACGTTCATTACGTTCTAAGAGATAGCCACCATGTTCTACCGGGTTACGGGTTGCATAGTTGAAGCGGTACATACCATTGATTGAAGTATCCTTGAGCTGGACAGTACCGATCTCAGTTGTAAGTCCTGCCTCCAGTACATCACCGTTACTGTCTACCTTTCTTCCGGTACGATCTACTATCCAATCTACATCATAGGTAGGGGCTTTGTTCTTCCAGTCAGTACTACCTTCAGAATCCCATGCATACACGGTTGCGTTTACCTGGTTCCAGCCTAATGATGCACGTTCCGGGAACGCGAACCATACAGCATCCAGGTACTCACCGTAGTTAGGGGAACCATGAGGTATCTGAGTACGTCCGTTAGTCCAGTTGAAAAGTACCCCTTTGAATCCACCATGAGTGGGGTATTCAGGATCTAATGGGTAATGTGCCAGTACTGGAGCTTTACCATTACATATCCAGTTGCAACGTAGAGATCCATCCGGTGGATCTGGGAACGCTACCCCTCTGTAGTACCCTTTGTGATAACCGTTAAAAAAATTTTTCGCTAATTCCAGATAGTGAGGCTGTTTTGTGGCTTGATAAGCATAGATTGCACCAAGGATTGCTAAAGCCTCACTTTCTGTAGGTGAATCTCCTTCAGGCTGGGCTTCCCAACCTGTTTCTGCGATGAAATGCCTGTTGTTAGCGATGATAAAATCAGGATTTAAAATGTAATGCTGTGTCTTATTATCAGTAGTTAATCCTGTATTTCGCTCTAAAAATTTCAGATGCCCTTCAATCATCTGTAGGGCATTGTTTATATTGCTTTTTCTAATCATTAGTGTAAATCCGCCAATTGGAGTGAGCCGTACCAGGTACTGCCCCCGTCTACGGATAAAAATTGAAATACGTCTGTTGAATCTTTAGAGAATGTCAGTACTGGAGGACGACCAAAAGACCATTTCACATTACTGGGCCACTCTATTTTATTTGCACCCGTACCCTGAGTAATGCATACAGTTACTGTCTGACTGTTCTTATTACCGCCAGCATTGACAATTGATAGTTGAGTATTCGGTACTGACAAAGTAGCAGTGAAAGTACGTTTACCGTCGGACATATCAAGCTCTAAGGTTTCATTAACGGTATTTAGGTTTTTAATATCCTGAGTAATTGTAACTTTGGTATCAATATTTGCCTGTAGTGCTGCATCCTTTGCATCAATCTGTGCTTTCGAATAAGTACCAACATCATTAAAGTTAAGATTAACAGCAGAACTTAATGGATAGCCGTTAACAGTAGTAATACGTAGGGCAAACAGATCATTCGACTGAGAACGTGAATATACATCCGAAATATCGGCGGCAACTAACTGAATGTTTGTACCGGATAGTGGCTTGTTATTAATTAAGAAAGTTTTGGGTACAAAAGTACTATTACTATAACTCAGGCTCGCCATATCCGTTAGCTGTGCTGCCGTTAGAGTAATATTACCTGTCAGTGGTAATCCGTTTACAGTAACGCTTTTTGCAACAAAGTTAGTATTAACCTGAGTCTGTGAATAAACATCTAAAATATCTGACGCTACGAGGTTCAGTGAAGTACCTGATAGTGCATGACCGTTTAGCTGAAAGATCTTTGGAACATACTTATTGTCTGAAGTTGTCTTAGAGTACACATCAGAGATATCGGCTGCCTGTAGGGTGATGTTAGCGTTCAGTATCTTCCCGTTGATTGCACGGGTGATAGGTACGTAACCTGCAAGATCACTGGCGGCTGCTGCACCAAGTTCTGACAGTGTAGGTTTATCTGCACTGGTATAGACCTTGTACCAGGCACCCATAGAAGCACTGGAGTAGTTACGTACATCGATAACCGGCGTACCTGTCTTACTTACTACGAGCTGAGTGCCATAACCTGCATCCAGGTTAGAGATCCCAAGCATATCAGTACCTGTTCTGGAAGAAGCTGAAGGTACTTTGATGAAGGCGTTGCCGTCACGGCCCTGGTAACTACTGAACTCGGCCCCGTTAGAGCCTACACCCCAGTTACCACGGTACAACTCAACCTGAGATTGATCGATGACACCTGAAGATACTAATGCATTAGGTGAGAACACATAGGAGCGGGTAACAACGTTATCGTAGCCAGAAGTATCGTTATGAGATACCAGATAACCATTGTACATTGCATAGTTGATCGTAGTGTCGTCGATACCTTCATCTGGCATCTCTACTTTGACCTGTACCAGTTCCTGAGAGTCTACAAGAGCATCGAGGGTACTATGTACTGAGGGTACGTAACTCACCTGTAGTGTCATGTCCTGATAGGTACTTTCACCCATAGCTTTGTATGTGTACTCAGTGTTGTACGTCTCTACTGTTCGGCTTGCAGTACTTTCACCGAAGCTGGGGAAGGCTGAAAGATCTTGTACCTGGCTAAAGGATTTTGAATTTGGATCGGTATTGGTTGTATCGGTATTAACCCATACTGAGGTTAAGTTACCTGTAAAAATTTGTCCCATATTTATTCCCCATAACTAAATGAAATTGTTTGTGTATGTACGTATGGGGTATCTGTGGCTTCGGCCTGATTCGTCATTAAACTTTCTTCAATACGAATATTGAAAATAGCCATTACCAAAGTACTATTAAGTTCATCAAAAAAATCTGGTGTAAAAAGTGCTGCGAGAAGTTTTTCAACTTCATCAGAAGCACCCTTGAAACTTTGCCCTACTGATACAAATTCAATCCTGAACTCACATAAATTACGTACATCATCAGGTACTAATTGACTACCCTGTACTTGATTTGCTCGTGAGATTTGAGTACGTGTAACGTTACTGTCGCCAATATATACCATTGCGTTTTTATCTACTGAAGCTTTCGAGGGGTATTGAAGGTTTATAAAATTACTTAATTTATTCATCAGATGTTTTCTGATTGCATAGTCTGCCGTGAACATTAGATATCCCCTAAATCGATATTTTTTATATAGTGATAATTTGATAGACCGCTTAGGTCATCTTCAATTCTATTTATTTTGTATTCTGTATTATCGATAGAGAATGTACTGTTAAGTTTCAGACCAGACTTTGCAGTGAAGTATGTAATAGTAACCTGAACTCCTTCAAAAAAAATCTCGTCTTGTTCAAACATGGCTTTTATAGTTATTGATTTACCATCCTGAACAATGACGAGATTTTCCGCGAAAGCATTAAGTAGGGATTCGCATTGCGAATTACTAAAAAATGCTCTCATTTATTCACCATTAAGCTGTTTTAATTTTTAGTTGTACAAATGCCTCAGTATGTACAAGGGCAATATCGCTATAGTCCCACACACGATATACAACAGTATTTGAACTACGATAAGTTGTATCATCATAATCTACTTCTTGTCCCTGCCAGCTTGCGATAAGAACATTATCGAATTGACCGATCAGGATAGTATCATCAGCAATAAATTCAGATACTACTACCGGTACTTCATCGTTTAGCCACATAGTTTCTGCACGATGACCTTCAACCATTGCAAGGCCTGCACTGTTTCCCAGTACTGGAGTTAAACGCATTTTAGATAGTGTTTTTGCGTTCATGACTGCTTTGCAACGACGAACATCAACATTAGCAGTACCCAGAGAGGCGATTGCTCCCTGAACATCTTTCTCAGTTAATGCACCTACAGCAGAAGTTTTAACTACCGGAGCAGCAGCAGCGATTTTATCAAATACGGATTGTTCTAAGCCCTGAGCTGCATAGCGTAGTAGTTCTGCCTGAACAAATGATTCAATATTTGGTGCAGTGAGAATTGCAGTTTTAGAAACGGGAATAGCACCAGCAAATGTTTTTGGAGATAAATTAATACGGCTAAAAGAAGCGAATGAATCCTGTACTTCTTCACCTTCACTATAGAACTTGAATACTTGTGCAACACCATCAGCTTTAGGGATGGATAGAGTACCGCGACCTGCAAGGCCACTATAAACAGTTGGGCTTAATTCACCAAGTACCGATAGTTTTAGTAGTTCTGGAATGTACTGATCTTGTAGGTCTTCAGCTACGAGGCCAGCCGCAGTAGTGGTATTTGTAGATGGTACTACAGCACGTACATAGCCATTTGCACCACGTTGATATTGATCGAGTGCAGATACATCGCCAGTTTTAATAGCACGTACCATATCCTTAATTAGGTTTTTTTCCATTGTTTTGATATCCTTATCATTAACAGAATTTTTGTTATCATTGATTTGACGTTTGAAATCGGTGACGCTAATTCCTTTAGTAATGGCATCCGATACATCAATATTTAGTACTTTACCGATTGAAGTAAGTTCTTGTTGACGTTCTACTTCAGCAGAGTTATCAATTACTGGTTCTTCTACGGTTGTTTCTTGTTTAGTTAATTTATTTAGCAAATCTGGACGATTAGAGATAATTTCTAAAAGTTCTTCATCACTTTGTTCTGAACGGGTAGCAACTTCTTCTTTGAGTACTTCAACATCCTGTACTTCTTCTTGGATAACTTCCGTTTCAACTACAGGTTCAATAATTTCCTGTGTAATCTCTTCCATGAGTTCACCTTCTTGAATTGTTTCACTGTTACTATTTAGTAAATTCAATTCATTAAGGTTTTCATATGCGTCAATACTTCTACCGACCTGACAATTAGTATCTGCCGGGATACTTACCAGAGAGATTTCTAAGGGGGTAAATTTTGTAACTACAATATTGTTTCCTTCAATACGGTAATCATCAATGTTATACCCTACAGAAATATGTGTAAGTACACCCTCCTGAATCATGTCCCATTCATCATTTGCAGTATTGCTAATTCGAAGTGTTGCACGGCCTACACGGTCAATATCGATCCGTGAGTCAATAACAGCCCCTATCAATAGATCTCGGTTATGGTTATAAAGTACTGCACCAGAATTATTAAGACGGCGTAAATCTACATTCTCTGGGCCACAAAGAAGAATTTCGTTATATACTTCACCATTAATTTCACGCTCTACTGGTTGTTCACTACAAAACGCTACATCAATAGTACGTGATTCAGTATTAATCGCCTGGTGGGGTACTTGTAGTTCCCTCTTGTTGTTCTTGAGTTCCATCCTGGACTACTTCCTTATTATTTGCCCTCTCCTTTTCAATTTCTTCAAGTACTACGCGTGGATCACCACCCATTTCACTAATGACCTGAGTTTTAGATTTCAATCCTGCATTAAGTAGTGCTACTTCTGCCTGAATGTCTTTTAATACATCTAAACTGATAGGTTTTTGTGGTATATAACGTGCACATACCAGATCTTCAAAATCTGAAAATTTGAGATTTAATTTATTATTATTAAACATTTCATTCATTAACCAAGCGGTGTAGATTGGTTTAAGTACTTTATTGATTAGAACATTGGTACGGGTACGAAATGTTGTTGCCTGAAGTTTTTCTGTTAAACGTGCTGCACTGAATGAAGCGTTTGAGGTATCTGCTAACAGAGCTTGCTTAGTGACATTCAATCCCATACTAATTTGATTCATTAGTTCGGTAGTAAATTCACTAATACCATCTGTACCATTAGTAGGAGAGATAGTTTTTATATCCTGGTTCTTACCTAATTCACCAATAAAACCGGGTTCAAAGTACTCTGTATAAACCGGAGTGATTGTATCTTCTTCACCATCAATCAAATTCACCTGACTGTTATCACTACTATTTGTAATATAGGCCATAGTCGAAGCAGAAACGCGTTTTGCCGTAAGTGCCGCCTCTGTAAAACTCTTAAGATCATCGATTAATTTTGAAGTTGCAACAAGATCAGGCATTCCGCGTTCCTGGCCCTGAACATCAGCTATAAAATAGTGACAAATTTCACTTGCTGGAATAACTTCATAATTACAAGTATCAAAAGTATAAGTAACTGGATTGTACTTACAAAAATAATAATTCAATGGTCTATGGTACTTATCAAATTGAATCCCGTTACTAATATAGGTGTTATCTGGAAGTACTTGATTATTAACCTGAGTTAGTCTTGCTGCATCAATAATTTCAAGCTTGATCTGACCATCTATATTATGAATACGGATAAAACATTCGCCGTCTTGTACACGAACTTTCTCAATAGTTTGCTGAAAAAGATCAAAAGATAGTGCTCCATCAATACTAAAACTTTCTGCATTGTACGCCCATCTATCAAATAACTTTTCTAACTGCTTATTAATTTCATGTAATTCTTCATTACTTTTATCAAGCTCTACTGCTGGTTTGCAATAAATCCCATCACTACCTACTACCCCATCTACTGAGAGGTTCATGTACTTTCGCCCAATAGGATTTTTCAGTACAGCTTCACGGCTGTACGCTCGCATTGTTGGTAAGGTACGTAGTAAGAGGAGGTTGATATTCGCACCACTATTGGCATTGAAGCCGAAGTTTAGTACGGGAGAAGTACGTGCCGCCTGAAGATCCTTTTTTAAGGTACTTGATTGAGTTTGTGCTCTTTGATTACTCTTTTTTGGTTTATCTTGTCTTTTTTCTTTTTTCCAAAACATTAGCGGATACCCCATCTATTTGGATAGTTGGGATCTCGAAAAATGGTAATACTCTTGAAGGGCTTGCCATTTCCATTGGCTGGTTTACCGTTCATTTTTCCCCATAGTTCATTTGCACGCAGTACATACCGTTCACGCATTGCCTGAAGCGATGAATATGATTCCCTAACTAAAGTTTTATTGTTGATTGTAATTTGATAGTTACCGCCACCTTCAATATTTGCTGCAATCACCTCATCAATTTCATTGATCAGGCGTACAAGCCTTGCATATTCGGAGGTAAATTTTGTAGGATCAATTACCTCTCTCTGAAAGTTTGTTGCATTGCCATCAGTAATTTGAGTACAAAAGAGTTTTTCACTTCCTGTACTAATAGCTAATGGCAGCGAAAATGTTTTATCAATATCTGATGCCTGATTATCTAATGTCGTGCTTTGACCTGACGTGAGATAATTAATGACTAATAGTGTTTTGGCGGGTACATTTACGCTTATTTCATATGGATTTGATACCATATAAATCTTTTCTGGTAATAGATTTGCCATTTGATATCCTTATCGTTTGCCGAACCAGTTACTACCCATCCCCTGTCTTCTACGTTTAGTTATTAGTTTAGTTTGTGGTGACTCTGGTTCTTCTTCTTTATTTATTGTTTTTGTACGTTCATCTTTATTAATATCAATCAATTTTGTTTTATGTTGACGTAATTTTTTGAAAGGTTGAGTACCTAATACAGATAATGAATAACTAATTGCGATCATCGAATACACTAAACAGTCCAAAGTTTCATTTCGTGTCTGTCCTTTCTTTAACCTCCATACATACTTTCCGCCTGCTGGCTTAAGTTCTTCTGATGAAAGTTGCTCGAAGTAATCAGTAGGCAATGAAGAACTAAAGCGTAGCTGTGTAGCTGCTTCATCAGGGTTCTCTGATAACATTAAATTGAGTAGTTTACGTATCGAAGACTTCTGAAGATGAACATTAAGCACCTGCAACTTGTACCCAGCTTGGGTACTTAACTTGAATAGCTCACTTGTAGTTGAAGAACTACCTTTGATCGGATGGTACTTAGGCCAGCGTGCAGTAAACCGTTTTACCGTTGCTGTTGCATTACCGTTACCACTATCTATAAACACCGCAAGTGTAGGTACGATCCTGCCTGAAACAGTCCTGAAATCTTGCCTACAAAATTCATCTAATTCCTTCCAGGCTGGAGACTCCAATTTAGTACAGTCATGACCATAGAAAATCTCATGACCAAGTACATATATATTTTTCTCATCAAAGCCCAGTACCGTAGCTTCCAGCCTGTCATTCTGTTGATCAACACCAATAGTTATGCCTAAAATCTCGGGTATCTGGTACAGGCTAAAATCATCTTCACGTAATGATTCTAATTGAAGGATATCTAATTCTTTCTGATATTCATCCTCAAAAGGCAAGCCTAATTCGTTGTTGTAGAATGTTTGAAGGTTGAAATTATAGAGTGCATCAGCATATTTACTTACCATTTCCTCAATGGTATTAAGAGGTGAGTACATACGGCTAATCTGATAACCTACTACACCCTTTTCACCTTTTGTATTAGTAGCTATCCAGCGTCCACTATTAACCATTCTATGCCGCGTATGCTCGTCAATTTCAGATTCGCAATGAGGGCAAAGTAATTTAGTAGTTGTGGAATCTGGTATAGACCTGCCATTATCTAATTGCTTAAAACTAAATGCTACTTGCTCCCATTCAAGGGTATATTCATGCCCGCAGGTGTGAGTGACAAAGTACCGCCTCTGATCTGACAGGTTATATTCAGCATTAATCAAATCATCTTTATAGAGCGGAGTACTTGAAACTACTACTAACGCATCATCACCGAAGGTACTTGTACGGGCAGAAGCCAGCTTGATTGGATCGCCTTCATCAGTAATCTCTACGTTACTAACCTCGTCAAAGTAACACCAAACGGCACGTAATCCCTCTAAGATTACCTGGCGTGTTAAGGTTCAACCAATAGATGAAAGTACCGTTAACGAGCTGCGTTTGTTTTGCGTTGTTCGCTGCGTTCTTGTCATTCTTGTCAGTAACTAAAGGGGCAAGTACTTCACTGGTTTCAATGGCAGGAAGGAACTTACCATCCTTAAATTTCTTTACTTCCGCTTCACTACTTGAACCAAATGCAAAGTTACAGGGATCATTAGCCATGATTCCAAATGCAATGGACTGAAGAACTGTAGTTTTGAGTAGCTGGCTACAACTCTGGAGGACTATCTTCTTTGTGGATCGCTCTTGTGCGATATCCATTGGTTCTTTTTGGAAGGAAAATGGAACCCAATCAAGGCCCATATTTGGCCCATCAACAAATTTTACTACCCCATTACTAATCCATTCGCTTGTTTTCTGTAATTTAGGTGGTCGAATTGTCGGTAGTATCCTTTGTAGGATCGCCGTCACCTTTATCTTGTTCGTATTGTTCATTTAAGATTTCCATATCTTCTGGTAGCTCAAATTCCATTGAGCCTAACTGGTACAAAGTACTGTCAATTTCTTCTTTCAATTTATCTCGCATATCTTTAGCATCACCCATTGCAAATAACTCAAGATATACCTTCGAAGGTATTGCTCGAATACTTGTTTTAATCTGGAAGAGATATTCTGTTAGTACTTGCTCAACGTATTGGGTACTAACTACAGCCTTTAACTTTTCATCAAGTTCTAACTCTGCCAGGTGCCGTTCTGCTGTTAACTTCTGAAGGCGTTCTTGTTCGATACGTTCTTTTGTATTAGTATTGCGTAGCGGTTTGAGAACTTGTTCAATGATCCATTTGCGGGACTCATCATCAGTATCTGTTGGCATACCCTTCTCAACCCATGAGCGTATAGTACTCTCATCGTATCCGTACTGTTTCGCTAACGCTCTAAGAGATGTTTTCATTTTGAAATCCTTTTTGTTCGATTTATATCTATTTATAAAGACAGGGAAAGTATATGCGTATTTACGATGTTGATATGGTATCTAACTTAGTTGAAGAGTTTTTTAAAACTAAGAAAGTTAGAGAAATTATGCATTATGTAATTTCTTATAAACTCAATGACTGGGAAAAATGGTTCCAGATTGAGTTTGCACATTTCATTCATCAAAAAAATGAGTATATTGTTGAGCGTGAAGTAACAGCTTATCTTGACGCTATGTTATTCCCTGATAGCAGCCATGTGAAAATAGATTTAGTTCTAAGGGAAAAAGACCCTTTGTTTTCAAAAAGTTTTATTTTTATTGAAGTGAAATGTACAAAGAAGGCATCAGCCCTCATCAAGGGGTTGAAGGAAGATAAAGACAAAATCAAAGCCATCAGAAAATGTGAATATAGAAAGAGAAGTTTTGTAGGTATAGGGTTTTATCTTTTATGCGACCCAGAAACATCTGACCGCATGGATAGTTACGTTACGGAAAAACTAAAAGGCACTCATGAATTATTTGATATTTGCAAATGCTCTCAACGCAGTAAATGCAAGTGTGAATTTAGGCGAATTGGAGTCGTTATTTACTAAGTGCGGTGCGGGGCATATTGAAAATGCCACAGACAAGGCTGTACATGCGGTGGTTAAACTACGCGATCATCTGAAGTTTGGCGGAGAACCTATTTCGATGTTTCAACTACTTCATTCTGAACTATTCAATAGTACTCAGCGATAGTATAATCCTTACCCTCACAGCAAATGGAAGTTAAAACAATGTATATGCAGGCTTGTATTTTTATAGCAATCGCTATGGCAATAGCTGCTTACCAGTGGGTTAAGCACAAAGGTACTAAGAAGGGCTGGGAAAAAGGAAGTATCATTTTTCTTGGTGGGTTACTCACTATCCCTGTATTCATCATTTCTTTCATAGCTTCTTATGGGATTTGGGGGCAGTTTAGTCAGGCTAAAGAAGATGAAGAACTTGCAGCCAAAAGAGCAGAGGAAGATAAGAACCCGATCAATTATGCACAACATCATCACAATCCTGTATATGAATGCCAGAAAGCTATTTCGGGCCTTGCAAAGTATGATTTTAAGTGGAAGGACTCAATGACTAACCCAGCATTTGTTACTTACGCATGGGTTAGTAAAGATTCTAAAGTTATCGAAATGTATGGTGATCAGGCACAAGCACAGAATGGTTTTGGGGCTTATAAAAACGTTCAGTACTCATGTAAGTTTGATGCCGACACTGGTGAAATCTTAGCCTACAACTTCGAGTAATAACTATTCATTCATTATGTCCGTAATGCATAAGACTGTATTACGGACATTATCAGTATTAAACATTCATATCGCTTCTTTTCTCAATCTCAAGGAGAGTGATCTTGTCTCCTTTGTTCCATATGCTTTCATTCAAGCCCCAATAGTAGTGGGCTATCTTCCGATCCCCGTTCTGCTCAACACTGTTAGTACCAGCCCCCGTATAGAGGTACACCCTGTCACCTTCTATCAATGTTGCATAAGGATCTTCATCATCAAAGTAGTACGCATGACGGGGCTTGCCCGGAGTAGTGAGTACTGCATAGCTCCAGATAGCATCTGGTTCCCCACTTACTTTGAATACTACTCTCTCATTATCAATACTTCCTGCATTCTCAACGCCAACGATCTGTAATGTCATACTCGCATCCTCGTTTCAGAACCGATTAAGTACTATGGCCTGTAGTGTATGCGAGTAGTACTACATTACGTCTATACCTGGAATGAGCACATACTTGAAAGTGTGAAGTATGTTCTATAGGAGCATCTCTAAGCTGTTAAACGATACTGGCCTGTATTCGCCCTGTATCGCCCATACACCTGCTCTACGTAGTGCTGATAGATAGTATCTGTCCTGTACTGGCACTATGACTTTCTCACAATACAGGAGAAGGTTCCTAAGGATGATGGGGAAAATATCTCGATCTATATGCTCATCTGTGAACCTACGATCCAAACGGGCGACTTCGACCACGCCAGCGACTAAAGGTAAGGTACTGGAAAGGAATGCTCCTACCTCATCCAGCCAGATCTTCTCTGAAGAGTTATGGTCATTTGTGAAGTACTTCACGAACGGTAGTTTGTCAGCCCTGCTATCTGTCTGAGTAGTCAGAACGCAGAAGAGGTTATTCTCCTGGAACCAATCGGCCTTACGTTCAATCTCGCGTACCTGTTGAGTATGTACTTCCTCTAACAGTTGTTTCGACTCTCGACCCCTCCCTATGATCACCGGGCAGCCATTGATGTTTGCCCTTGTTCTCATCTCTATACCCAAAAGTTTTCCATCCGTAGAGGATATCGGTACTGCCCAATGATCTATTACCATTTTTATTTTTCGCTCTCGTTAAACCATTGATATTGATCATTTTTTTCTATGATGAAGTCAATACTTCTCCCCCTACCAAAACCTGGGAGTGAACATTTTTTAAATCATCGGAGTGACAGGTTGTGTCAACTTCTTGTCATTTTGGGGAACGATGATTAATACTGTACATACATACAGTTATCGGGAGGGATACAGAATGACGAGCAAAACAGGTTTCACGACAGGGGTACAATTGTTCTGCCATCTTGAGCGTTGGTATCGTGTGTGTTATCAGGGTGCGGTACTGGAACATGTACGGATTGGTGAGAGGGTACTGTTTCAAAGTGAGGTGGGATACTGGTTAGGTACTATCGAGAAGGATGCCTACATGTTCATCGGTGATGGGCTGTTTGATTCAGTACTGGCCGCTGTAGGATATGATAGTGATCAGGAGAGGATGAAAGCGGCTGCGGTAGATGATGATTGGTTCTGTGATCAGGGAAAATTACCGTTTTAATTTTACTTTACATACAATCTTAATCATTACAATATAAAACTCTTTGATATGTTAAAGTTGTTAGCTTACATGGAGATACAGCAATGAGTAATACCACATTTTATGACATTAAGTTAATTGGTGTTGATGAAAGTAAGTGCGAAATTGATGTTGATGACAATACATACAGCTTAGTTTGTTTTAAATTATCAAAGACACCAGACAAATTTTGGTTAGATCAATTTGATCTCTTTTTGGAATTTGAAGGTGAATTAAAAGGCAAGCGTAGGTTATGGATTGAGCAAAAAATGTTATTTGCGGGGAATTACTCTATTCCAAAACATGAAATGCAGGATAGCTTTGACGATTTCAATGACCTTTTTAATAGAGTTAATAAAATAGCTACAGAAGCTAAATTAGAAGATCGATTCAACTCTTAA